TGCTACATATCTGAAAAAGATAGGCAAGGATTCATTGATTCTTGACGCCGGATGTACTGAAATACGCAAGGGCCGTGGCGGACAACCGGAAGCGTGGCAAGCCGTTGATGGCGGTTCGATCTACAAGACTAAGATTGATCCGCGCTTGGGCTATAATCCCTATGATGCTGCGTATGTGCAAGTAATCAATGGCAAGGTTGTTGCGGGATTCAGCATTGACGAAATGGCGTATCTAGTGCGCAACGTCGATACGGATATGCTTACACTTGGATACGGTTCGCCCGAACTGTTGATAGTATCACGCATTATTCTGAATATCCTTATGGCATACGACTACAACCAAAAGTATTTTCAGCAGGGCGGCCCCGCTGGCGTTTTGGTAGGATCGGGTAAGATGCCAGAAGGTCAATTCGCTTCTCTTGTCAGGCAACTTCGCTTTATGACAAGCGGACACACAAACGCACACAGATTGCCCGTTGTAAGCCTTCCTGAAGGCACGGACATGAAGTGGCTTAACTTCGCAGGATTCAGTAACCGGGACATGGGATACTATGACTGGATTCTGATGAACATGAAGTTTGTTGCCGCTAACTTCCAGATAGCTCTTGAAGAAACCGGATTCTACATGGGCCGCGAAGGTGAAGGCGGATCGTTCGTACAGTCCAATGACTTTGAAGCAAAGATTAAGGCTTCGCAGTCTAAGGGCTTGTCTGATTTGCTGGACGTTATTGAAGATCAAATCAATAAGTACATTCTTGCACCGCACGCATTGTGGACACCACATAGGGAGTGGGGTCGCTTTGAATTCAAGTTTGTCGGCCTTGACAGCAAAACGAACACAAACGATATGGCGGAACTTGCAAGCAAGTTGACGGGCACGGTTTGGACGATTAACGAAGCCCGCGAAAAATTGTTTGCTATGACGCCTACTGCCGATGGTGACATTATCCGCGATACAACGTGGCTGTCTGCACACCAAGCGTCTCAAATGGCGCAAGCAGAGCCACAGGCCGAAGTTGCTGTTGATGGCGATGCCGCAACCGAACCGGACGACAATGCGGGCTGGAATATGCCCGCTCCACAATCAGACGAACCGGAACTACTGAAAAGCCTTGTTATTGAATTGTGACGAACGGGGTTTGCAATTATGGCCGAAGATAAACCTAGACGACAAGTTGCACAAGGCAAAAAGGGCGGATACTACATTGTAGGGTCGGAAAAGACTGTCGGTGGCCGTAAGCGCAAGCAATACATATCGAAGGAAGAATATGCCCGCATGATGGGCGCAAGCGGAAAGCAAAAGAAGCCGGAACTTGTTGAAGCGAAGCAAACGGCGGCAGTTGAACCTAAAGGCGCGCAGACGACTAAGACTGAAGATGTTAAGGTCGCAAAGGTTAAGGCGGATAAGGTAACGCAAGGCAAGGGAACTAAGCTCGCTAATGCTGATTCTAAGCCAAGTAAGCAAGCGGAAGCAGAATCGCGCACAGATAAGGCTACCGGCCTTTATTTAGCGGGCAGGAAGCCTAAAAAGCGTAATTCCAGATTACCGGAACCCGGAACTAAAATGGTGACGGTAGATAAGATTCAAACGCCAATGTCTGCTATTGAAGATGCCGCAACCGGCGTAATCACGATTTACGATAAGAACGATAAGCCTATTGCTATGGGTTATTCGTTGACGGCGGCGGTATCTGCTTACTATGGAAAGGCTATGCCAGCTTATGCGATGTTTGGCTTGAAAACCGAAAAGCAGAAAAAGGCGGCAGAAGATAGGGCTATTCGTCAGGAATATAAGCGCAAGGAACGGGAACGTACCATGCAAGTGCGCAAAGACGAACGCCAAAGGGAACGTCAACGCAAACGCGAAGAAAGGGAAGCGAATAAGCCCCCGAAGGAACCTAAAGAAAAGAAGCCCCGTAAGCGTCGTTCCGGCGGCAGTAAATCTAGTGGAGCATCCACGGGTGATAACGATTTCCACTTTGGCAAAATGAAAATGCGCCAAAAGGTAAAGAACTGGTTTAGGCAGGATGCCAATACAATCCGTATTGTAAAGAAAAAGAACTTTGATCAACTTTCCGTTACAGTTAACGGCAAACGTCTTTTGATTCAGCAAAAGGTTGACGACGACGGCAAACCCATCGGCCCGATTTATGCCAAGGAACAAGGCAAGGACAATAAGCCATTTAAGATTAGCCGTAAATGGGTAGAGCAACAGCAACGGCGTGGCGATACTGGCGTTAAGCGTGAAAAACTTGACGAAGGTAAGGACACGAAAGAACCTGTTACGGTTACGGGCACTCGCAAACTGTCAAATGCTGAATCCATGAAAAAGGCTTTTGAAATATCGTCTCATATTGATACACCCAATGACGTGATTTTTGATGTTCACGCGGACGGAATTATCATTCGCAGTTGCATTGGCCGGATAAGTGGCTTTGTACCGTTTGAAGAATCTTTGTCCGGATGCGCCGATGAAATAATGAAGGCTATACCTGATACGTTTGCAGATGTTGTTCGCATTGATTTTTCAGACGCGCCCCGAATGAATGACGATGGTAATTGGTCGCAAATGGATTCCAGTAATGGATATATTCGTTCCGAAGTTGTCGAAGCCATACCAGAAAAAGATTGCATGGTTAAGGCGTTTTGCTATGATAAGTCCCGTATGGACTTCATAGGCTTTGCTACTGTAGATGAATTGTGCAAGGCTTTGCATATTGAGGATTAGTATTTCATGCAGATTGAGATTAAAGAAGCCTATGCCGGTGAGTTAAAGGAAAAGTCCGGCCAAGTGCTTGAATCCGTCAAGAAAATGATTGTTGCTAATGGCGGAGTTGTGCATGACACCGGATGTACTTGCGGATGCCACGGCGATAGCATGGAAAAGGCTATTAACGATATTCAGACGGCTAAGGAAGATTCACCGTACAAGTTGATTCGCCAGATTCGTGATATTGTCAGGGCCGATGCTGAAATGACTAATAAGGCGGCTGTTAATGATGTTTCGCGGTATCTGTTGCGTAGGGCAATCCTTAATGGCGAAGTGCGGTAAGATATGAAGCCACTCGATATAGACGAACTGAATAAGATTCGCGGGATTGTAAACGGACACTGGACAAGTCTAGGAATATCGACATTCGGCACGGAAGCGATGGGCGCAAACCACCCCGAACTTCAAAGCCTTATTCAGCAGGGCATTATCACGCAACAAGCAGCTTCATTAGTTGATCCGGTTGCAGACGCCTATTTGTTTGGATTCATGCGCCGCAAACTGGAACAAGCCGGACATGACGTGCTTGAAATGTCATTGGACGAATTCCATGAAATCATAGGGCGTGACCCTTCACCGCTTTCCGATGCAGAATTAGCGGCGATTAGATACGCAAAGAAGTGGGGCGGTCAATACGCTAGGACGGTTGCTGAACGTGCGGCTGGTAGGGTAATTGCAAGAATTCAACAGGCGGATAACGATTCTTTTGTATCCACTAATCGTCGTGAACTGATTGCAGATAGAACCGCCGAAGCGTTGCAGGAACGATGGTCGCCGGATTCACTTGCGGCTTCACTTCGCGCTGAAACGGGCGATTCTGTAACAGATTGGGAACGTGTTGCACAGACTGAAATTCAAAACGCGCACGAACAAGGCGTTGCAGACGACATTCAATCTGATTATGGCCCTAATGCCCGTGTTGCTAAACTTGTGAATCCTAATGCTTGTAAATACTGCAAGCAACTGTACCTTAATGAAGATGGTGTACCTAAGATTTTCACGCTGGCAGAATTGCGAGCTAACGGTGATAACGTAGGTAAACGTAAGGCTGATTGGGTTGCCACTTTAGGCATAGTACATCCCTTTTGCTTCTGCGAGTTGATATATATTCCCGATGGATACACGTTCAACGACTCTGGCGATCTTGTACGAATTGCTACAGCCTAATGTAGTCGATTACCACACATAGAATCCAAAAACAACCCCTTCATTTGCATATCCACATAAACTCGTTAAATTTAACTGTAGGTGCATGAACCGACAAGGCGTCGATATGGTGTATCGGGCTAAATCACAACCGCAAGAATCTAAGCGCGTTGATCTTATGTTCCGGCCGGAAAAGCTGGAAAAGCCGGAAACCAAATCGAATAAAAAGAAACTGTGGTTTAAGGGTATTGCTGCGACCGAGGCCGTAGATCAACAGGGCGAAAAAATCCTGATGGACGGACTCGATTTGCAATACTTCCTGCTTCACGGCTGGTTTGCCGATGGTCATTCGAAACTTGCTAAAGATGGACTTGGCAAGCCTACTGTCGCTGAAATAATCACAACAGACGACGGAAGGCGTGCGCTTTATGTTGAAGGCTATCTCTACGACATTCCTAAGAATCGTGAATTATACGATCTTATGTTTGCGGCAGAAGAGGCTGGCGATGAAGGTGTAATAGGCTTTTCAGTTGAAGGCCCGGTTGAAGAGCGTAGTTTTGACGGCAAGACATTGAAAAAGGCAGTTGTTAGAAACATAGCAATTACGCGCAATCCGGTTAATTCCGAAACGTATATCAAATCCATGAAAAAGAGTTTTGATGAGATGGTCAAGGCTCTTGATTCTGGTATGACTGTCGGTGATCCGACATTGACATACAGCGAGGGCGGTACGGCTACGCCGTTGTTTAAGCAATCGCTTTTAGGTGTTGCGGGCAATTGCCCTGCAAATGGAGGGAAGAAGAAAATGAAGGTCATAAAGTCCGATTGGGATTCCATGACTGACGAAATGCGTAAGGCCATGCAGGATGCCGCAACTACCGCTGGTGTTGAACTGGCGTTTGTGGACGAAGCCCCTGTTGTTAGCGATACGCAGCCCGTTATGGAAAAGTCGCTTGGCGAGTGTACCGATGAAATGTTGAAGGCGCTTGCTGATGTAAAGGAAACCTGGGAACAGGGCGGTTATGCAGTAACTTGGAGTGCCGAAGCTGCTGATAAACTGAATCTGGCATTTGAAGCACAGAATTCTGCTATCAGTGAAATGCGTGATCAAATGGCTAAGTCCTTTGACGTTATTGCTAATCACAACACAATGGTCAAGGAACAGGCCGAGCGTATCGCCGCGCTTGAATCCGTTGTCAGTGATTCCATGAATAAGATCATGGATGCGCTTCGGGTTCCGGCTATGGCTAAGTCCCTTGATGGTACGACTTCACAATTCCTTGCTCACCCCGGCGAAAACATGGGCGGCGATATGGTGTCCCGTGACGAAGCCGCTAGCATGATTAAGAAGGCGTTTGAAGATGCTACCAGCGACGGCAAGCGTGAAGTTCTTAGGGAAATGTTTAACAAGGTTTCCTTCGACGGGTTCAAGGGAACTAAGGCGCAACTGGAAAGTGCGATTGCCACCGTTAAGTAACGGTTTGTGCAGGAGGGTTTGAAAATGACTAACTGTTTTGGTGTTGACTCTGGATTTAACATGAACGGCATGGAGCCGTCCGCGTTTGCACGTTACCCGAATCTGGCCGATGTTCGCGCCGTTATGGATGAAATGAATAAGGCCATGACAGCGACCCCCGGCGCAGTCCCGAACTACAGTGGCGTTGGTTCTGCCGCACCGCTGTTCAAGCAAGAAATCGTCGATCAACTGTTCATGCAAGTTGTGACACAGGATCAGGTTAAGTTCTTCCCGACTGTTTACAAGAACAGTTCGCCGTCGAAGAACACAATCGTTGAATACACAAAGCAGACTGGTATCGGTTCTGAATTCGCTGATATTTTCCAAGCCGAAGGCTCTGCCGGTCAGTACATTGATTCTGAATTCGCCCGCGCTTACGAAAAGATGCGGTGGATTTCGGAAAAGCGTAATGTGTCCCTGCAAGCCTCGCTGGTTGCCGATCCGGTTGGTAACATTGGTGGCGTCGTTGCTAAGGCTATGACCGATGCTAACACGCACATTCTGAATCGTCTTGAACATGCGATGTTCTACGGTGATTCGTCTATCAATGTGAACTCCATTGACGGTCTGAATTCCATTATCCGTCAGAACAACGCTTCGTGGCAGACAATCGACAAGCGTAACACTTCCCTGCTGCTGGCTGACGTTGGCGATGGTCAGGTTGCGGTTTACGACAACGTGTATGGACGTATTCCCGGAACGATGTGGACAGCCCCCGGCGTGGCGCAGACGTTGGCCGAGGAACACGGCGACCGCGTTAAGGCGTTCTACGGCCCCGGACAGACTCCGCCGGATACCGCTGGTAACGCCGCCCGCACGTTCCTGACCCAACTTGGTAAGGTTGACGTTAACTACAGCTTCTATCTTTCGCCCCTGCGTAAGAAGCTGGCCCACGTTGCCGCGACCCACACGACTGCTCCGGCTACCCCGACCCTGACAAGTGCTGTTGCTGGTGCGGATGCCGCTTCCAAGTTTGCGGCCGCCGATGCTGCGGATTACGTTTACAAGATCGTTGCCGTCGGTAATGTTGATGCGCTTGGCGCGTCGGCTCCGGTTGCTTCGCCTTCGACTGCCGTTGCTGCCGGTGAAGCGGTTACGCTGACTATTGCCTCTACGGGCAACACCAACGTCAACTTCTACAACATTTACCGTCACGTAAAGGGAAGTTCGACTTGGTATCTGATTGGTCAGGTGAAGTGTGCCGGTGGTTCGACTGCCACGACCTTCATTGACTACAATGAAGAGATCCCCGGCACTGCCGATGCGTTCCTGCTTCAGCAGAACAACGAGATTCTTCAGTGGCGCGAAATGATGCCGTACAGCATGATTCGTCTGCCCGCGATTGATTTCTACCAGCCCTACGCCTTTGCGATGTTCGGCACGGTCATTTGCCCGGTTCCGGCGATGATCCGCTTCAAGAATATCGCGGTCTAGTGGCTTGACGGATTGCAGGGGAGCCGGGGAAACCCGGCCCCCTAGCGTCCGGCGAGGGAAGTATGGATAGAATCAGACATAAGACTCTTAGGAATACGGTTTTGGTAGTCTCTGACACCCCGCGCCCGGTTGATGGTGATGGTTTTGTCGGTGAACTGACTGAAGCTGAATTTGCTAAGTGCGCCGGTATTGATTACTGCTTTGTTGTGGTTAGCGATAAGGTTGTTGAAACGAAAGAAGCGGTAGATGAAGAAACGCCGGTTGTTGAAGATGCCGTTACTCCGAAGCGTGGCCGTCCTGCTAAGGGTGGCAAATAGGTGAATCATGGGCGATACTAGCAGAAGGCAATATCCGAAGATTCCATCCTACTTGAATCGTGCGCTTGCGGATAGTGCGGGTCTGCTAGTAACCGCAAGTGGTTCCATGACGCCGGAATACTCTGCAACTAAGATTGCGATGACGGCAGTTGAAAACGACCCAAATACTACGGCTCCTGCGGCGGCACGTTTGATTATTGCGGGTGATCTTGATCCCACAAAGACGGTTACATCAATCGCGCTTTGGGCGGATTATCCGGCGGCAACGGGCGCCGTTTCGCTTGCTGTTTGGGTTCGATCCGGCCTTCCGGCAGCTACCGGAAATGAATGGATACGGGTGAAGGTTGTAGGTTTTGATGGTTCGGCGGCAGACGTTGAACAGATTGTGAATGTTGGCAATCGCACGGCGTTTGTCCAAGCTGTTTCTGGCGTTGACACAAAACCGATTGATCTCTACTACGCGGTGGCCTAATTAACCACCGTAAAGGTGTGAAACATGGCTCTGCGTACTGCAATTCCATTTACCGCAGAATGGTTGACTAAGGCTTTTTTGACGGGCCTTGATTTGACCGATGATGATGGTAGATACTATAACCCCGAAGTCTTTGAATCAGCGATTAATAGCGCGATTGCTTGGGCGGAAACGGAATTGAATATCCGTATTACGCCTACCGTTGTGACGGAGAGGATAGACGCTTCGGGAATGAGTATGTACTATTTCCCGCCGATTAAGTTGCCGGATGTCTTTGTTACAGACGTAAGCAAGATTAATTGGAAATTGGGCGAAAGTACAAACGTTTTGGAGTGGCCTACAGATTGGTTTGTAAGGCGTGGGAATATGCTTCAAATGATTCCGGCTGCGACTGGAACACAAGAAAGCATCCAAAACTATCCGTTGTATGCACAGGCGATGCTGCTAATGAATTCTGGCACGGCGGCATTGTGGGAAATTACATATACAGCCGGTGTGCATACTACGGGCGAGATTACTGCGGTAAGTACACCTATTGCGACTAGTGCGGGATCGTGGACTCCGAGTTTCCATGTTTGGAATGAACTTACGATTACATTACCTACCGCTGCGAGTGTGGAAAGAACCTTTAAGGTTTATGGATTTCGCAAGGAAGATGGCAAGCCGTTTGATGGACAGTCTAGGCTGAAACACCTGTACGATGGCGAGACAGTTACGATTCCGATTGGCGGAACAACGGTTACGACACAAACCGCTTGGTCACAGGTAACTAGCGTGACTTGGACTGGATGGACTCAATCGCCGGTTGCAAACATTACGTTCGCTGGTTGGAAGAATGATCCATCGCGCATAAATATCGACCGCGACCTGATGCACTTGATTGGTATGTATGCTTCGGTTCATATCCTGAATACAGCCGGTGACTTGATTATCGGTGCCGGTATTGCGAATAAAAGCGTATCCACTGATGGTATTAGTACATCGGTTGGCACAACATCCAGTCCCACTAATGCCGGTTATGGCGCACGAATCATTCAGTTGAACCGTCAGATTGCTGCGTTGAAAGATCAACTTTGGCGCAAATATCACGGCTTTATGGTTGCGACATGGTAGGGGTGAAATATGCCGACGTATCCGGTCTATAATCCATATCCAATATCGCAACCGACTAAGAATCGTGTGCCCACTTTGGAAGTTACGTTTTCACCGGAACAGATAGCCGCGCAAGGTATTTGGATAAGGTGGGAATCGGCGTCTAGGTGTCCGTGCGTTAAGTTAAACGGCAGACACGGAGCTACTACAGATTGTCCTATTTGTAACGGTCACGGCTGGATTTACCACACCCCGCAGGATACGCAAGCATTACTACAAAGTGGTACGTTGAATCCTAAGATTCTTGATCAATCTATGGTGTTTCTGCCGGGTCAATTGTATTTATCGGTTCGCGGTGAGCATTGTCCGGCTAACATGGACAGGATTAAGATTCTTGAAGGCCGGATAAGAATATCGTTGCTTACTACCCGCAAGGCGGCGAAAGCAGAAGAATCGGGCGACGAAGCTATTGAAACTCTGCCATATCCGATTGTGGCAAAGGAAATAGAGACATCCGATCCCGATAGCGGCGATGGATTTGGCACACAAACGACCTACGACCTTGCTGTTACTTACTTGCGTAGTGTAGAACCGGGAACAAACACTGTAGGGCCGGTTTTAACGGCAGATGAAGATTACACCATAGAATATGACGCCGAAGGGTTTGGAAGGCTTAATTGGGCCATTGGCGACCTTAAAAA